TTTTTCTTTACTCGGTAATCTGAAGAAACAGTAATTGTCCCTTGATCGACTGCATCAATCCATAATTTTGACGCTGAACCTGTCCATTGAATATTTACAACGTTGCCTTGATTTGTTCCGCTGTACCCACTTCTGGAAGCAAAACCACGACCATTTATAACTCCTAAACTTGCGACTGCTGCATTTGCGTCCCCTAATGTTATTGAGCCATTACCGTTTGCAGTAAAGGTGGTTTTTATACTTCCATTTCCTCCGGTTTCTAGGACCAGATTGTAGTTAGTATCATTTGATTGGCTTATTCTGCAATCATAATCAACGGCACTCCTTTTAAAATCTACGAACGGACTACCTCCATCAGATTGAATCTCTATCGAACCAGTCTTTGCAAGATTTACAAAACTATTACCGGTCGCAAATATTCCATCACCGTCGGTTTTTAAGAATGGATACCAAGCACTTCCCGTATAATATTCAAGCCTGTTATCAGATGTATTTAGCCAGACAGTGCCCGTTTCTTTATAACTTGGTGCAGAACCTCCAGAATTAGCTGTAAGGATATTGACCAAAGTTGCATTTATGTCTCCTCTTACTGTTGACCCGGAAGCGTTTGCAATATCATAATCACCGGTCTGAGACATTTTCTTGCTACATAATTATTTTAATTAAGTATAGTCTATCTTTCTAACTTAAACAGCCTGTCCATATCCTCTGGCAATCCAATTAAAATCATCAGTAATGATGCTTCCTGAACTGTTTTTTATGGTTGCGATGAATTGATTTGCAGAAATAGCCAGTTCAACAATATCTCCTGAACTAGGGGAAATAACATTAACAGAGACAGAAGGTTTATCAGTTGTAAAACCTAAAGCACTCGTTCCAGGCCAATACTGCTTAGGGAATGTGATTGTTTTTGCAGCTCCGCCATTACCAACAGGAGCAGTACTTTGTTGAGTTGAAGGCTCTAGATTTGCTGTAAATCCTAGATGTTCAATTTCTATATTTTCTGAACTATCAGCCGTCGTCACATCTGCTTTAAATCTAAACCCTCTTCCTTGTAATAAAGTATTAGTCAGCTTTTGGTAGCCGTTCCAAGTAGCAGAGCCACTAGCAGGATCATCATCTGTTGAATCAACTAAAATTGAAGCGTCTGGGCTATATGCAACATCACCGTCAAAAGTTGACCAATTATCAATACTTGTTCCTCTATCGTCGAAATTTGAACCAACTAAAATATTTGCTGTTTTTAAAGTTTGCTTGAACCGAACAGGGTAAACGCCCTCCATATCAATTACATTTGGGAAAGTGTACGTTCCAGAGTTGTAAACACCCGAACCAACTTCGTCTAATGTTTCTACATTTGTCCCTGCAATCGTTAAATTGTTAAAGTCAGTTATTGAGTCAAAATTGTCTGTTGTTGTTAAGCGTAATTTATTTGAATTAACCTCTAGATTTGTTTTTGTTCCACTAAAACCAGTGTGTTCAGTTTGTGTTTTTATTGTCTTTAAATTTATATCAGAATCATTTAATACAATTCCTACTGCATCACTTTTTCTATTTCCCGAATCTTTAAAAGCGATTAAAACCGTTCCACCTAAAGAAGGAATCTGAACTTGAGTTGATGCACCTGGAATTGGATCAATTAAAGTTATTGAATTTGCCCACGTAGCTCCACTAGTCAAAGGAGTCCATTTAAAACAAACACTTCCACCAATTTTTACGTCTAAATCTGTTGATTGCGTCCAAGTCAAAAGACCATTGGCAAATTGCACATTAGTAGGTGCTGCCGGTGCTGCTGTTTTACCAACAATAGTTCTATTTAAACTTGCAAACGTGCCTGAGACAATTGCACTTTGAGCCATGCTGTAAACCTGGCATTCAAATAAACCGGCTTCTAATCCATCAATATCAATAGTCGTATCTGACGTAATAATCCTAGAATAATTATCTGTTTCATTTCTATATCTAACTAAGAATTGCGTTTGATTTGTTTTATCAAGTGGTCTATTCCATGACAATGTAATTCTATTAACTACAGTATCATTAACCTCAACTATATTTTCACTAAAAGATAAATTCGTTGGTGGTTGTGGAATAACATTTAATAAAGAAGTTTTTCTTTCAGGTAAGGCAATATCTTGTTCAATATAGTCATATTTACCTGAGTTATAAGGAATACAAGTAACATCATATAAAAAATCATCTTTCTCAGTCACACTAATAACCTTCCAAGTTGCTGTTGTTAATGTTCCTGTCTTATATACCCATAAACTGTTTGATTGTGGCGCACTAGTATAAGCACTACTAACTGTTATTACACCCGAAGAAATACTACTGACAGTTTTAGTTTCAACCGTTCCATCTGAAAGAACAACTGACAATTCAGAACCACTAGAAAAAGTAATATCTGTATCACTATCAATAGTAATTGCTGTAGTTGTTGCACTTTTTATAAGACCTGCTGTCCTTTTCCCTTGGCGCATTGGGTCAGCAATTTCTATTACCTGCCCAGGTCTACAAATAACACCCGCAGCAATAGAAGTAGTAAAACTACAGACTTCATTTTCATTTGTTTGTGCATACAATAAAGCTCGCCCCATTCGGTTCGCTTGTTGTCTTGAAGTGCAACCAACAGCTTCTACATTCTTACTGACAATTCCATATTTACTTTGTGGAGCTGTTGTTTCATCTGCAACTTGTTCAATATCTTTTTTGTAAGTATCCATATTGAAGAAACTTACATTTACTAAAGTAAACTTTGTATCTTGAGGCGTTCCAGAATATGAAAATCCACCTTCAACTACATTGGCTAAAGTGAACAAATAAGATGTACTTTGTGGACTATCTTGAATCAGTCTTAATGAATTATTGCTCCAATAAGGAGTAACTCTCATATTGCTGCATATTTTATTAATTATATTAAATGCATTATCTTGCGTTTGAAGTGAACCGTTAAAACTAAATCTTGGCTGGACTCCTAAATTCGTATCTATCAAGGCACTATTGTATGTGCTAACAGTATAAAAATCATAATTACTAATCTGACTTTCAGTTATAAATTCACCCAGTCCAAATCTTTCATTTAATAAAATTTCACGCAAAAGCATTGCAGGGTCTGTGTTCCAATGTGTTGTTGTTGTGAAACTACCTTGAAAAACATAACCTGTAGGATATTCAATTCTCCCCGTTGTAGGGTCAACAGTTGGCGTATAAGTTGTAGATCCGTTTGTATATGGTGCAGGGATTTTTGTTTTTAATCCTCTTATTTTATACATTCTTGCGGGTGGTTGCCCTCCAAATCTTTCTGCATCAAATTTGATTGCATGGTAAGCAGTATTGTCATATGTATTATTTTCATCCTTGATTAATGTGTATGTACTCCACTGCATTTCAGATTGAATAGAGTCCGTGTCACTACTTGAACCATCATCCTTATTGTCTCCAGTAATTCTTGTAACTCTTATTTGTAAAGGGTAAAGGGACGCATCTTTACTTACGATTAATTTATGATCTCTTGAATAGGCTCCTTTCGATTTACCTTGAACTTGAAGATTACCCCCAAAAGGATTACTAAAATCAGCCTGTCCTGTGTATTTGTATTCAATTTTATAACTAACAGTGACTCCTTTTTGTGTCCCTGTGTCTCCTTTTTGCCTTAATAAAGTAGGCCAAGTTAATGTAATTCTTATTGGATAATCACCAGTGCCATATGTATCGAATGGAGTTGATATTGTCTGAGTTACAGGTGAAGCTTGTTCGACTTTAGTTTGTACGTTAACAGTTGTTTCTGTGCTGCTAATTCCAACTTGACTTGTAACTGTTTGAGTAGCTGTTCCATATTTAAACTCATTTTTTACTTCACCAAAATTATTAATTAAAACATTTTCTGTGGAATCAGAATTAAAAGAAGGCGTTGCACCGTTAATAGGCGTTTCATTTAGAAAAACATCTGTTAATGCTTCCCGATTAAAGTTATCTGTTCCAACGCCCCAACTGCCAGGATGTAGAGCAGGGTATCTCTCCGCCAATAATGCTTTTCTTACTGCATTTGCTGGCCCTGCAATTTGACCTTCAGAAAGAACATCAAAGATCGTTAAAAATTGATTACTTTCTAATGTATTTTCAACGCCAAAATTGGCTCTGAAATCATTAAAATTTCCATTGTGTTGCCCTGAATAATAGGTTGGTGACATTGTCAAACACCTCCTGATGCAACTGCAATTTCATGGGGTCCCGTTGTGTCTAAAGATTGATTAATAACAACAGAGCCAGCATAAACCTCCCCGAGTAAAATTGGTATGCAAACACCTGCCCTCCCACTATTCTGCACCCCTTGGAATGAAAAAGCTCTTGTTGGGTCGTTATCTATTTCAGGCATAGGAGGCGCAAACATATCAGCAATACCACTTGCAATTAATAACCCCCCTGAGTACAACGCCGCTTTCCCCAACATTGTTGTGGTTAAACCAAAAGTAGGGTTAGCTAAGGCTAAAGAGTCCCAGCCTAAGCTTGCACCTCCTGTATAAAAAGCCATTCCGATTAATGCAGCTCCCAAAATAACTTTCCACAACTTCGCACCACCAACAACAGGCATGATTTGAATATCCCCTCCACTCATATTCTGCACTTCATCTTCACCAATTACTGTGTCGTTGACCTGCACTTTGTAATACTGTTTTGCCATATGTTTCTCAACATCAGGCCAGTTAGAAACTAAGAATTGAACAGCTTCCGCCGCTGAATTGCAATTAGCTTCCATTTCTTTCCATCCAAGGAATTTTGATAAAGTTCCATAAACTTTGATTTTTCTTTTCATCTGCTACGTCTCATTATTATTATTCTACTTTGGATGTAGTAAATACCATTGGGCAGTATCAGGATTAACAATAAAAAAATCTATTCCAATGCTATTGCATGAATTAATATCTCCTTCACTTGGTTGAGGTGAGCAACCAGGATGACTATGAAATATTCCTGTAACTTCACCTATATTTTCAGCAATAACCCAACCATTGGGATCAACAATAAAACTTTCTAATTTATCATCAGCAATATTTTGACAAGGGATATAAGTTTGATCATTAACAACTAAACCACAAGCCTCGCATGGTTTTGATTCGATAGCATGTAGTAATGCTTTATTTTTCCAACTCATTAGATGTACGCCCCAATGCCAGGGAAGTCAGTTTTTGTGAATTGTCTTTTTGGTACTTTGACATTCGTTAAATCAAAAGCACTTACACATTCATACTCAACGATTTCTCTGTTTTCTATACTTTTGCGATGAATATAATAGACCTCCTGTGGAAGTTCCTGCGTAGGATCTGCATCTGAATTACCACCACTAAAATTAGCCGCATCTAAATACTTAGCTAACGTCCTTATTCTTGATAATTTACATTTTTGAAGATCATTGCCTGGAGTCGTATCATTAACGGTCAGCATTAATGTTGTGAACGTCCCAAGGATATTACTAACGGTCAAAGTTGGTCTTGCTAATGATCCAGAAGTTTGACCTTTAAAATCAAAACCTGATGCTTGAATAGGAAACCTTTGATAACTATTTCCTGCCCATACAACTTCACCACTTGAATGATTAGAACCGTTGTGAAAACGATAAACAGAATCAACAGATGAACCATGAATTGATGAATCCATCGTTAACGTGAACAATTCAATAATTGCTGACGGGTTGGTTTTCTGTAGCTCTGCTATTGGTATAGCCATTAGGGTTCAAATACTTGCTTAAATGTAGCTGTGATCGTTGCTCTATTTAAGTATGGTATTGATTTGTTCCATGACGGACAAATCCATTTGTAAGCTGTCGAACTACCTGGTGGAGTCCAGTCAAAACTCGCATTATCGGAAGCTCTAGCATCTAAAAATATCTCGATCTTGTCTGCATCTGCTTCAGAAACTACCCATTTCAACCTCCACTCCTTAGCATTTTGATTTAGTCCAAGGTTTACCCTTTGAAGATATCCGTCTCCTAGTTGGACTACTTTCGGAGTAGGGGAACTACTTTTAGAAGCATTGTATGAAGGTGTTGTACCTCCCGTAGTTGTTCCTACATCAGAATCATTAAATGTAGCCATTAGCGTCTAGCAAGTAGCCCTCCAGGTCTGGATTGATTCACTATTTCCATTTGAACAGCTTGTCCAATCATATCTCCTAATTGTTCAGCTTGCCCTGAGTCTCCTTGAACTGAAGAACCAGAAGCATCTACGTTGACAACAACAGAAGTTGAACCGCCTAGCTGATGATTTGGAGTGATGTTGCCACTCGAACCAGGGACAAACAATTCTGGGCCTCGCTCCCCAACCATGTAAGGCCGCCCGCCTCTGACTGGGCCTCCGTTCGCTCTTCCTCCATCTATAGGAATGTCACCAGGGAATGTTTTACCCATCCCTGAGACAACAGTAGAAGCCGCATCTTTCGGCCCAAACGTATTACCGAGCCAACCACTAAAACCACTCATTAACGGTGCGATGATCGCTTGTCTGATAGCAATACGAGTCATATCAGCAATAATGCTATTTGCAAACTCGCGGAAATTCATCTTTCCCGTTCGAACAAAATTCACTAGAGCATCTTCCATTCCTCCGAAAGATTTCACCACTATGTCACCAACTTGACCACCGAAATCATTCACGGTCTTGCCATATTGCTGCATCTTCTTAGCAAATGATTCTTGGAACGCCGCCGATGTTTGTGCGGTTATATCTCTCAACGCACCCATCGCTTCGCTTGCTTTTACAATCTTATCTGCTGCAATTTCGGCGGGTAGATCAATTAATTTCTGATTTAACTCCTCAAGTCTTTCTGTTGACTCCTTGATCTTTTTGGTTATGTGGTTGTATGTAAGCGAAATGCCTGTAATTCTTTTTTTCTTCTCCCACCATGCTTGATCACTTCTAAGATTTGTTAATATGTTTTGTTCTGTTTCTATCGTATTAGTAATAATTTCTTTATTTAGGCTCTTCATTACTTGCATGTGTTCCTCTTCCGCATCTTTAGCCGCTACCCAATCCATTGTCGTTTTGGCTATTGCAATACTTAAAGCCGTTAAACTTAATACAATCGGCCCCATTGCTGCCTTTGTCAGTCCGAGAGTTGGCAACAACTTACGCTTTATAAAGATATTAATAATCCTAAGCGCGGTATAAGCCTTGTAAAAAAGAGGAACCAATATCCCCGTTACAGTTACGACCCCTCCAACTCCCACCGCCGTTGCTTTTAGCCATTCCGGTGCTTTTGAGAGAGTTCTAACAAATGTTGTTAAGACTTTTGAAACTTCAACAACAATAGGTACTAGATAAGCGCCTAACTCAACACTTAAATCACTAATTGCATTTTGTAAGTTCTTAAATTGCTGCTCAGGTGATCTAAGCATTAATTTCTCGATACTTTTCCCGCCGTCTTGTTCAATACGTTTTAACGCTTTTATAACGACTTCACTTGTTACTTTCCCTTCTGAAGCAAGCTTCTTAAGTTGACCAACGGGCTTGCCCATTTCTTTTGCAATAACCTGAGTCAAGATTGGTAGTTGCTCCGCAATCGATCTATATTCATCACCTTGCAAACGGCCAGAACCTAGCGCCTGTGATAGCTGCAAGAACGCTCCAGAGGCTTGCTGTGCGCTAACTCCTGCGAGTTTCGTTGCAACGTTGAAACCCATATAAGTCGTTTCAATCTCTTTTAGCGTCACGCCTATCGGCCTTAAACGTCCATAAATATCTGTAATACCGCTTAACGCTTCTGTTTGACTTAATCCAAATCTTGTTGCTGCCCTTGCTGCTAAATCTTGCGCTCCTGCGTTCTCTCCATATTCTTTTGATAATAGTTCTAAACGGATCTGAGTCTGTTTGAAGGATGCGGCCATGTTGGTCATGCGCCGTCCTGTCTCAACTAAAGCTAGTTTTGTTAATACACTTTGAAGACCGCCGAAACTTTTTTGAGCTTTATAATTGTTCTTTACCAAACGCTCTGTTGAATTAGCTAGCTCACGAAGTTTCCTTATCGCGTCTCGCGCGTCAATTTTAAATTTTACTAATGATTCAGCCATGCAAAGATTCTAGCTTGATCGCTTCTCATAGTCAGATTTTAACTCGTAATAAGCTGCAAAAGCTATTAACTCCGCCTCAGTTATTTCATTTCGCAACCTTCCAACAGTCATTCCCAACTCTGTCGCCAAGAAGAACTCAAAGAACAACCATTCGTCTTCTTCTAAAGCTTTTTTATTTCGCCAATCTCTGCTCCTTCTTCTAATCCGTTTAAGAACAATTCAAGTTCATTTAAAACTTTTTCAGGCAATTCTCTTTGCAATTTAATTGCATCGCCTGGAGAAAAAGCTTTGGTTCCATCTTCTAATTCTGCTTTGATACAAAGAAGTTGAGTGCTTGCCTTTAAGGCATCATCACCCGCCGACCTCATCGACAAAACACGATCAGCACGGGTAATAGCTTTAAAGTAAAGATCAACAACGTGATCCCCTTTCTCGTTTGTTAGTTCAAACTTACGGCGATCATTCAGGTCAAAAGCACCGCAGAGCAAGTCAACGGTGCGACTTTTATTCGCAGACATAAAAAATTCAGGTCAGGTTCTTAGATTCTACGCTGCGCTAGTAATTGCGCCACAGGTCTGGAAGTTAGCGGTGACTTTTGTTAAATCGCCAATTGCTGTTGAAGTACTCATTCCAGTGATAATTCCTGAGAAGCTCCACTTCTTAGATCCAGAAGTATCAATGTAAAGCTCAAATTGAGCATCACCAGCATCTTCAGTAACTAAAGCTTCATCAAGTAAATTCTTTGTTTCATTACCTGAAGCGGCTGAATAGTTAAATTCAATAGAACCAGTACCAGAAATCAAAGATCCAACATAAGATCTTGAAGTATCTCCGTGGGCTGTTGTATCAAGAACATCTTTTGAGATGTCAAGACTCCATGAAGTTGTTTGAGCGACAGCTTCGGTTGTTCCAGCAGAGTTCTTAAATTTTACAGAACCCTCTTCTCCTCTATAAAGAGCCATTTAATTAAAAGGAATGATGTGTAAAGTTTAGCCCTTATCGGACTTATCTACAGTTTTAACCTCGCAATTCTTTTTTTGATCTAAATATTGCTGGCAACGCGGATCGAATAACGCAGGGTTACGTTTCCCTTTCACCGCTTCAACCGCATCAAGTTGTTCTTCAGTAAGAGCCATTGCTTAAAGTTCTTCGATTACTTCAAATGTTACTCGCACTTGCGTCTGAAAGTAACCTTCAGGAGATGGAGATGACATGACTTCAGGCCCAATAGGCGGATCAAAGTAAACACCTGAAATATTTATCCTGTTATATAAGTCTCTAACACGCTTACCGATCACATAGTTATCACCCGCCCCTTGTCCTCTAGGAGTAAAGATATTGATGGACATTAAACCCGTTAAAGCATTACTTGAACCTGATGTCCCTCCTTGAGTGATATAGCTGCTGCTACTAAAACTCATTGAACATTGACACCAGCTTTTATTGGGAGTCGGGATAGCAGGAACATTATTAAAAACAACTGTTACAGGTGGCGTTCCTGTTTCAAGCTCATCTTTCAAACGGCTTTCAATCGTAGAACGAACGGTGTTTAGATTAGTAGCAGCCATTTAATTCGTTTCCTTTATGAATTTTTCCCAGTTGTAATCTATATACTTTTGCATCCCTTTTGCTATTCCTTCAACCCAAGGCGGTGGATTTTGTGAGCTGCCTGTTGTTCCTGAAGCAACCCATGAAGCTGGTCGAGCTGTTCCATAACAAATTGGCTCTGCATATTCCATATTGTTTGTAATTGTATAGACCGTATCTAATGAATGTTTTTTAGTTACGTCATAGTTTGCTTTCGGACCTGTTCTTACAACTCTTACCGCATTAGTTGAAGCATCTGTAATCATTCGCGCCGGTGAAGTGTCTGAATAAGTTTTGCTTTTACCTGCATCAATAGGATTCGATGGATTACCCTCCCCTTTTGATATTTGCCATGAGGCTCTAAGCCTCCCAGTATCAACAGGTGTTCCGACCTTTAACCGAGCGTCAGATTCTAAAACAGTACTTTGTAACAAAGCTTCCAAAAGCCCTTCAACTTTCTTCGGAATTTCTTCTGGCTTCCACTGCTCAGTCATGCTCTTAATATCAATTCATAGCTTAAGTCTATCCCCGCTTGCGCGACTGTCTCAACGCTAATAATTTGATAAACGATTCCGCTATATACGACTTGATCTCTTGTTGTTGGAACGTTACTAACAGAAGCCGCGCTAACCAAACATTTACGATCATCTGCTTGAACTAGATCATTAACTTCTCGGTTACTTATAGACTGGAAAATACCTTTAACCGTTTCATCAACTGTTGAACTTTTAACAACACCAGTGGATGCGTTATAAGTGCCAGGAGTTAAACGCCGAAAAACGACATCAACTCCCATGCCCTTCACTTTCGCGACCTTATCAACCGCGTTCTGTAAGGCGTTAGCAAAAGACATTACAAACGATAAGCAACAACCTGGCCGCTTGCCAAAGTAATACTTGTGACCACAATGCCTTCGATTTCTGTTCCTGCCTTCATCGTGATCCCATTAATTGTCGAAGATCCATTCTCAGTGAGATCACTTGAAACAAAAGTGCAAGACGCATCTGCTAAGGCATGAACCTTTCCAAAACGTCCTGTATGTGCGTTTGTATCAGTGATAATTGTTGCTGCTGGATAAATCATGGTTAGCTGCGTTTTACTGCTATGTTACTCGGTCCACTTATTCTAAGGCCATTGAAGTATCGTTCAAACATAGGCGGAACGGCATTGAATCCAATAGCTCCAAATCTATACGGTGTAACAGAAACAGATCCGACATTTACGCTTTGATAAGATTCAAGCCCTGTAAGATTTAAAGCTTCTTTATTATTATTCAAATAAACAGCTAAAACAGCTTGAGCTTTCTTTAATTGATCTGGGATTTCTGTATCTGTGAAAAAATCTTCAACAATACGAAATGGGAACCCAGTCGCGTAAGTATTGATATAAGTATCTGGCTTTCTTACCCCTGACCTCGGCCATTGCATTGCTTGAGTGTCATCGACTCTCGCACCTAAAAATCTTTCACGGTCAATTCGTTGAGCTGCCGTATATAACGCCCTATTTTTCTGGTCAGTAGTAGCAGAAGCCCAGACGACGACATCACCATCTTCTACTAGGCCATCAATCAGACTTTGCGCGTCGGCCAGAGTCAGATAACTGTTTGCGTCCGCTGCTCCCACCGTCGCTACTATCGAGATCGCCATAAGTCTTAGGCTTAGATTTACGTTTTGTCTTTGGCTTAGGTTTTGCTGCCAAAGGAGCAGGGGCCGCCAAAGCGGCCTCCCTTTCCCTTAGTCGCCTAAAAGCGAACAAGCCCATTAGCTTGCTGCACCTTTTAGTACTGCATAGTTCAATACAATCGCTTCACTTAGAGAACCTCCAGAAAGGTTTCCAACTGAGATCTTGAATGAACCTGCGGCAACAGTTGAAACACATAACCAATATGCGCCTGCTGTACCTGCCGAACCGTGGTTGACCACGATTACATCAGTGGCAGCAACCTTGTCATTAGTCACAGTGAAAGTTACTTCAGCCGCATCAGCTAAAGCAGCGTTGTTCATTGTGATCTGACCGCTTGTTGTGTTAAGCGTTACACCTGTCCCCTTGTTTGTGGCTTGTGTTACGGCTCCACCTGAGACGTAACCAATTGCCTTGCCGCCTACGGCTTCAAATACGGATGTCATTTGTTAAATACCCCTAGTCGTAGTTAGAAACTACGGTTGCTCTCGCAATACCGAGGTTCTTGTTTTCGTAGACCTTAGACCAGTTTGCAACAGTACCTAACTGAGCAACAGTTGGATTTGTTGTTGTAACAGCCCACTTACTACCCACTGGGTGATAGCAATAGTGAGAGTCGTAACTGATCGCATCAGACTT